GGTTTCTATTTGAAAGACTTGATCTGAAGCTGAGATTCCTCCAGTTGCATCTCCATTTGTAGTATCTATTTCCACATTTTCTCCAGTCCATTTGTCTATAGCAGACCCATAGGTTGTTGTTTCTATGGTCTCTACTATTTCTTGGGTGGTTGTGGTTGTGCTCTGCATTGAGCCTTGGGTAAAGTTGGGTGTTACCAACTCTGCTCTCGTTACCGTGGGGGATACCAGCATTAAGAGTAAAAGCCATTTGTTCATACTTTTTTTTCTTTTTCCTCTTTTTTCTTGCTATTACTATTATTTGTAGTAATACCAAAGGTACTTAAAGTTCCAGTAAAAATACTTGCTGGGAACGTTATATCGCCACCTGGCGTTCTTTCAAACATAGGTATTTTCACATAGTTAAGAGTAATAATAAAACCACTCCATACTACAACACCTAGTCTAACAAAAGTACCAAGTATTTGAATTTCAGTTTCATGATCTTCACCGGCATCTTTTAACTTGCCAAGGAAGCTTTTTCTTTCTTTTCTTTTCTCTTCTTTTTCCATGCATCAACTCGTTTCTGTAGTTGTTTCTTAACGTGCTTTTGAATTGGTTCAAAGAAGGTCTGTGCAACAGTGGTGGTAGCTACAGCCACAACAGCCGTTGTAACAGCCGTTACCACTACCGCAGGTTCGGGTAGTGGCATTTGAATATCTAAAATTGGTATATCTACTTTTGGAATATTTGTTTCAATCTTATCAGTATCTTCCGCTTTAACCCCAGCAGGACGCTGGAGATTACTTGGTGGTACAACTATGGGTGGAAAAGATGG